TCCAATTCTAAAGAACCTTTATTCCATGATATAATACCTTGTTGCATCCATTTTGGTAGATTTTCATATGCAGTTTGCAATCTATCCAAAAGTTCTCTTGCGGTTGCTGCCTTGTTTGCAAGAATGACAATATTTACATTATCATTGAACACTGCATAGTGTAATAAGAATGATACCACGGTCGTAGACTTACCGGTCTGACGTGGCATTTTGCAGATATTAAATCTGTTTTTATGGAAATTATTAATTAACTTTTCTTGGAAATGGTATGGTTTAAATGTCTGCAATCCATGATCAAGAGTTACAATTTTTACATAGTTATTTGCAAAATAAACGGGATCATCTTTACATCTCATAAACTCAAGAATCTGTTCTTGAGTAAATTCAATAGGAGTATTTGCTTTTTTTAATAGCGGGTTGCCAAGATAAACATCACTCATAATAAAAACCCAATATTAGTTACAATTCCAACGACGTAGTGCTTTGTTAATGTTGCTATCTGGATCTCTTGAAGTTTTTGCTGAAGTTAGTTTTGATTTCATACCTTTCATTCTGCGACAAAATGAAGCACGACGTTTTGCTCTTTTGCCGGATGGATTTTTTTCGGTAACAGCAGTCTGTAGTTTTGAACCTGGATTTTCTCTACGATAAGCATTAACGGCTGCCTGACTTAAACCATCAGTTTTGTCTTTACGATTAACTTTTTGCCAATCTTCGTCAACTTCAACTTCTTCACCCATTGGTTTCACATATCTTTTCGATGGACCAGGAGACGCTACAGAACCACCTTGAGGTCCAATTGCTTGAATTAATGGTTGACCTGGAGTAAAATCCGATATTGAATGATGGACCACCCTACCACCGGGATAAACTTTTTGAATCTCGTCAGTTACTTCTTGGCGAGATGGAAGTTTTGTTTGTGGGAAGAACATACGAATCGCATAATATTTTCCTCTCCAGAGAAGAGTGATAGCGATGATATTACCTGTTTGTGCTTGAAGTCTTACTGCTTCTTCTACTTGAGACTTAAATCCTTTGATTGATTCTGGTTTAATGAGATCAATCACTTCTGCAAAGGTGTTTCCATTTAAATCTTCAATTGTTTCCTCTGGAACACAGTTTGGAACTATTTTTTTACCTTTCTTTTTCATTCCAACTTGTTTATACCCAACCCAACACGCTTCCTCCATTTCTCCACTTGCAACATAGTCTGCTGCAGTATCAATGTAATCTGCTGCTTTAGTGATTTTTGACTGAACCCACGCCTCTAGCGATCCTTCACCATTCTCTATTTTTGATTGCAGTCTTCTAACAGCATCTAAAATAGTGCTTAATTCTGAACGAGCCATAGAATATTCGTGATCTCTAACAGAAACTTTATCCCAAGCTTTTTCTCCATATGAACACTCGGATCTAGTTTCTCTTTTAGCACATAGGGGACAATATCTTTCTTCTTCGCGCATTGTTTCTTCAGATTTGGTTCCCCAATTTGCTGCACCAACTTTACGACATTTGACCAATGCTCCAGATGCATATGCGCTTGGCCACACACTGTAACGAGACTTTACTTTATTGTAGCAAGCGTCTTTTTTGCCACTGCTTTTACCTTTTTTATCTTTGACTTCTTGTAGATTCATTTCCTCAGTTTTTACATTAGTTGGTTTTGCCGCGCCAGTTTTTTGTGGTTGATTTGGGTCTTGAATATTTTTTCTTCTTCTTGCTTTTTCTTCTTCATCTTTAGAAAGAGTTCTTTTCATTTTAGAACTTCCGCACTTTGGAGTAGATGTTTGTCCAGGTTGGCGGGCACAAGGTTTACCTGCCCATTTCCCACCAAGTTGAACCCAACCTTTCTTACCATCACTTGATTTTGATTTATTAAACCAGTCGTGAAGACCCTCATCTCCCGAAGAAGTTTCCTCATAAGCCATACCAACTTTAGTATGCTTTATCTCACCCTTTTGTTTTGCAATTAGTTTTTTGGAATATGTTTGTGCCTTTGAAGCACTTGAAACATTTTCATCAGGAATTCCTTTCTTGGGATTATCAAAAACATCAACATCACCATCAGCATCACGATCAACATACTGAACTGTTGAGTGGTGAACTAATTGTTTAAGATCTAAATTGGGATCTAACTGATGTTGTTTCCCTTTTAGATGTGGTGTTTTGTGAGAAAATTTTTGAAATTTCATTCAACTGGTTTTGACTTAGTTTTTTCACCTCTTGCTCTTTTTCTTCTTGCGGCACAATGGGCACGTTGAGAAAATCCTTTCGGAGCAGAACAATCAATACTCTTCTTGTATTTATTCGTCCAATCTTCTTGAAACTGTTTAAACGTTTTCATTTTCTGTTTGTTGCTTTAAGAACTTTGCCAAATCCGCAGTTGATCCAACAAAAAGAGCATTATTGACTGTTGTTGGTCCTTTAGAAACTTTTTCTTCTTCAATATCTTTAAGTTTCTTTTGTAAGTCCATTAACTTATCAGTGGCATCGGCAACATTTTTAATCAATTGTCCAGCAACTTCATATGCTCTGGGCATTTCACTTTCCTGAGCAAGTTCTAAAATTCCATTGATTGCTTCTTGACCTTTTTCGATCAAAGAATAAAGATTTCCTCTTGTATATTCATAATCTTTTTTAATGTCTTCTACTGTAGATGATATTGCTTCAACCTTTTCAATTGGAGATTCAACCTCTGCGGAAACAATCTCCCCAGAAATATTAAAAGTTTCATTTAAATTATCGAATTTTTTAGTCATTTTCATAGTGTGTTTCCACTAAATCCAAAATCATCTCCATCTTGAATCAGTGTGTTGTCCGTAGAAGTTATTGATTTAATTTCAGCGCCTGCTAAATGTGTTGTAATTGTTGTATTGTCTCTTCCTCTATCAACGGTAAGAATATTTCCATTTTTAAGTCTAACGTAAACTTCTTCACCTTCAAGATCCAAATACGTATCAATCGAAATTGAAGAAGCATTGTTGACTTCTATCAAAATATCTTCTGTTGTTATATCTTTTGTAAGATTTGTAAGAACTGTTCCTGTATAATTTTTAATTGCCCTTGGTTCCGCAGAATACACAACTTCTCTAGTTGGCGTTGCAGTTGTATCCCCAGTAATATAACTGATAGTGGTCTTTTTGATAATATCTTTCGTTGCAATCTGTGTTGGTCCAAACAAATAAGTTTTCGCAGTAAATCTTAAAGTATAAATTAAAACTCTTCTTGTAGTAAAATTTCCCTCATAATCATCTTGAAATGTTACATTTTCTAAAACTACAGGAATATCTCTTTTTTCGTTAATATCATCTACAAGTTCTACTGATAGGTTGTAAGATGGTTGGAAATAGGGTAAAATTTGTTCTACAATTTGTAACGCATCATCATTCAGTTTTGACATAATTGAAAGTTCAAATTGCATATTGTATGGAACTGGCATATAAGTTTTTTTGGTTACCGTTCCATCAGTTGCTGATTTGGATGTAAATGTTTGAGTTGTCGTTACCTTTCTTGATGCATCATAAGTTAGACCGGTAAATTCAAATGACATCCTTGGTAATGTGATTTGAATTGGTTTATTTAAATCTGGAGATTGTTCAAGTCTTGCCAGAAATTTTTGAGTTGGACCATATGCCAAAGGAACCTTTATTACATCAATAACTTGATTTGAGTTATCAACGTGTTTAATTGATATATCATTAAACAGAGATCCAAAAGATATAACCGTTTTTCTTAGAATCTCGTTATAAAAATACTCAAACATTTTAGTAGTTCCGTATGATACTATTTAACCAAATATAAATTATATTTATGGCATTCCAAAAGGATTAGATTCAGTGAAATCTAATATTTTATCTGCTTCTATTTCTATATCTAAATTGTCAGCATAAGCGTCTTTAATATCCTCTTCGTTAATTGTTGATAAAACATAAGTTGCTGAAGAGGCAGAACCAACAATATTTTCTCCTCTTAAGAAAGTTCCTGTTACATTTGAAACTTCTAACAAACTTGTAAGAACATTCCAAGATCTTACCCTTGCTGTTACACCACTGATGCTACCAGTAATTGTTTCGTTATATTGATAAGTTCCAACACCAACAAATGATGGCGCAGATATTGTAATAGTGGGTGCAGTTGTGTATCCAAGTCCAGAATTTGTAATTCTGATTGCAGTGATTGATCCTGCTGTGCTTACAACTGCTGTTGCTGCAGCCGATACTGATGCTATTCCAGTAAAAGTTATTGTTGGGGCAGTAGTATATCCAGATCCAGCATTAGTTACCGTAATAGGTCCAATGATTCCAGTTCCTATTGATGCTGTTGCTGCAGCTCCAGATCCACCCCCACCAATAAATCTTACTCCCGGTGCTACAGTATACCCAGATCCGGGATTTATTAATAATACACTTTGAACAGATTTGTTTTTGGGGTTAACATTATCATTACAAACAACAATACCATCAATCATAGTCGCTGTTGCAACACCAGTCGTTCCCCCGGAAGGAGCTGATGATATTGCAACGGTTGGAATACTAGAATAACCTCCACCTCTATTAGTTAATGTAATATACCTAATTCCACCATTAAGAAATGTTGTTATTGCGGTTGCTGTTGTTCCAACTCCAACCATTGTAAGTGTTTGGGTTACTGCGACACCGCCTCCAATTCCTCCAGTAGTAACTCCGCCACCAACATTAGTATCATCTATTTCATCAATACCAGTATCAATAACTTCATCTTCATATCTAAAGAGTTCACATTTTAAAGTATAAACATATGTCTTTTGTAATTGATAAAATGGTTGCTCGTGCTCTACAAATTTAACTTCAAATAATCTATCACCAAGGGGAAAATAGATTAGATCTCCTTCTTTTGGACGTGTTCCTAACTTAATATTAGGTTTATTTTGTATAAGAGGGACTATATAACTTTCAAATCTTTCTCTTGATATTGTTATAGTTAATTCATTAAGTGCTTGTATTCCAAACTTTGAAAGAATGTTAGTATTATCTCCATATCCTTCGTAATTTTCAATGTAAGCTTCTAGTGGATATGCGTCGTCAAAAGCAGACT